ATTAACCGAGACCCGCGCTCGAAATAATGAACAAGCCAACCATCGTGGCCGTCGACCCTGGAGTAAACGGAGGCATCGCCGTCTTCACCCCGTCCGAAGGCACCACCGAGGTCCACAAGATGCCCGGAACCGACTGGGACGTGGTGAACCTCATCAAGGACATCCACCTAGCCAAGGGCCGCGTGGTCCTGTACCTTGAGGAGCCTCCGCTGTTCGCCGGCAAGTCTATCCCGGGCTCGGCCATCGGCAAACTGATGTGGAACACGGGCATCCTCTACGGCGCCGCCATCGGCATGGGCTGGGAGGTCCACCGCGTGAAGCCCGCGATCTGGATGAAGGCCCATCCTGTCGGCACGAAGGGCGACCGCACCGGCACCCAATGGAAGAACGTCCTGAAGGCCCGAGCGTCCGAACTCTTCCCAGACGAGGACGTGACCCTCTGGAACGCCGACGCCCTCCTCATCCTTGACGCCGCCAAACGCGGTGCCATCAACTGACCTTTCCCATGCTTAAGAAACAACCCAAGACCAACCCCGAAGCCAAGGCACCTGCGACCTACCGCGAACTCAACGGCTCGTCCTACATCGTCCTCTCCGACGGCACGGTGGCCCGCAAGCTGAAGCCCCGCCTCGCCGGGCAGACCCGCTATTGGTTCCTGTCCCACGACAACCACCTGCGCTGCATTTCGCAGAAGACCATCGACGAGATGACGACCTTCCCCTAATCCTTTCCACCCACCCAACCCACACACAAGCCATGAGCAAAAAAGAAACCGCTCCCCAGGAGCAGACCAATCCCTACTTCGACCTGATCGGCGCCCTCGCCAAGATGGAGAACGTTGGGGCCAACCGCGTACTTGCTACGAATAGTTTCAAGTCACGCTATGTAAGCCTTGATAGCCTTCTCGACGCGGTGAAGCCCGTCCTGAAGGAACACAACCTCGCCCTCGTCCAAGTCCTCGAGACCGAGGAAGGCAAGGTCGGCGTCTCGACTTCCTTCCTGCACTCTTCCGGCCATCTCTTTTCCTTCGGGAAACTGATGGTCAAGGCCGACGGCCTCACGGCGCAACAGGTCGGCGGTGCCATCACCTACATCCGCCGGCAGTCCATCCAGACGGCTTGCGGCATCTCGGTGGACCTCGACGACGACGGGCATCAGGCGTCCGCACCCAAGCCCCAAGCCCCGAAGGTCTTCATGGGCGAGCTGAAGTACGAGAAGGCCGCCGTGGAAATCCTGATCACCAAGGGCTGGCTCAAGCCTGGACAAGGCCTCAAGGACCTGTCCTCGGAACAGGCCGCCGTCCTCACGAACCACGCCTTCGAACAGGCCGTCCGCAACGCCGCCAAATGAGCCACGACTTCATCCAGAACGCGGTGAACGCCCTGTATCAGTCGAACGAGCTGATGGCGCTGAAGGGCGAATTGGCCAATCTGAAGGCCGAGCGTGACCAACTTAAAGCCGACCTTGAGAAGTCGGATGGGGTGGTCTGGACGCTTTCGGTCGAGAACGCCCGCCTCAAGGCCGAGGTCGAGCGGCTGATTGAAGCGTGGGTTGATAAGAAAATGCAGGAAGATAGGGACGCATTGCTTGAACAGGTCGAGCGGCTGACCAAGGCGGGGGATGTCTACTCTGATGTTATGGATAGGCTTGCTATGTTCGCCAACGAGGACGCTCGACTGATGGCAAGGACGGCATCTCTTGCGTTTAAGGATGCGTTAAAAGCCAAGGGGGTGCAGTCGTGAGCGAGCCGAAGCGATACACGTTTGAGGTTAAGGAAATCTTGGATGCTAGCGGAATGGTATGTTCTGTAGGTATTGCGACTTTGACGCATCCAATGGGTAAATATGTTTCCTACGAGGACTACGCCAGCCTCAAGGCCGAGGTCGAGCGGCTGACCAAGGCGGCCTTGCAGGTCCATCAGGAGCTCGATGAGTTCGGGCAGGTCTCGGCCAAGTCCGTCCACGAACTGCGTGACGCCGTCAAGGGGGTGCAGTCGTGATCTACGAGTTCCGCAACCCGATGCCGGTCGAGACGCCCATCGGTTATGGGATGCTGGTCTATGTCCGGGACGGAGGCACCTTCGCCAATGACGTCTTCGCCATCGTCCTCGACCACGACGGCTACCTCCGGCATTTCTCCTCGGAGCAGTTCCGCTTCGTCCGCAACGACACCTTCAGCATCCGTCCAGAGGCCAAGGCCCTATGACCTCGACGACCACGGCCCTCGGCGCCTGTCAGCCCATCAACGTCATCCTGCCTGACTCGACCATCGTGCTGATGTGGATCGTCAAGACCGAGGCCATCCGGCAGTTCGCCATCCAGGACATGAAACAAGCCGAGGTCGAGCTCGCGGACTTCGACGCGCTCATCCTGTCCAAGCAAGCCAAGCACATCCGCGAGATGACTGGGGCGACCTTTGAGAAGGACGGAAATGCCTACGTCATCGACGCCGTCAGCCAGACCGTCGCCGACAAGATAAACAAAAAGTCTGTTTATCTGACCCCTATTTGGCTCTCCGCACGCTCTTTCTTCCCAAGATGACGCCGAAATCCGTCCCATCCTGCGTCTACAAGACGACCCAAGCCTTCCGCGACAAGGGCAAGCCCTTCGCCCTGGTCATCCTGCTGGACTCCATGCTCTACGTCGAGGCCACCGCCAAGACCGCCATCGCCTTCGAGAAAGCCCTCAAGGCTTGGAGCGACGAGACCCTCCCGACCCTTTACCGTTCCAACGTCCGCGTCTTCATCTGCTCCCCGACGGCCGTCAAGGAAGTGACCTTAACCAAAGCCAAGACCCTCAAACGATGACCATCAAACCCGACACGCTCGCAGCGACCCTGCGGCGCCTATCCAACGAAGCCCGAGGCCTGGAGTCCTACCAGACCAACTTCGTCACCCAGCACGACATCACCCGCATCTCCACCGACCTGTCCCGGTTGCTCTCCGTCCTCGCGATCACGGACCCGGCCAAGTTGGAGGAGCCAGAGGACCTCATCGAGCTGCGCGAACGCCTGAACATCGTCCGGGCCGACCTCGCCGCCCTGCTCGTCTCCGTCCAGAACCTCCACGAGAAGGCCGAGGGGATGAACGGGACCATGAATAATTTAGAGAACATCATCGACAGCACCGACGAGGTGCTCTAACCCTTTCCCACCCAACCCACCACAAGCCATGTATCACTACAAAGAAATCCAGAGCAAACTCGCCGCCCGCACCCGCCAGGAGTACGAGGCCATCGACGCCCTCAACCAGACCTCCGCGAAGCTCCTGCTCAAGGCGCCGGCGAAGTACGCCCACGACAAGGCCAACCCCCGCAAGGACTCCAAGGCGCTCCGTGAAGGCATCATGACCCACGCCGCCGTCCTCGACCCCGAGGCCTTCGCCAAGTTCAAGCCCGAGCCCGAGGCCGACAAGCGCACGAAGGAAGGCAAGGAGGTCCACGCCTACTGGGCGTCCACCCTCCAGCCCGACGACATCCGCTGCAAGGCCGACGAGTACGACAACGCCCTGTCCTACGCCGACGCGGTGAAGCAGGCGATGGCCCGCTACAACATCGTCCCGGTCGCAACCGAGGTCATGCTCAAGGCCGACTACATGGTGCCCATCAAGGGTTCCATCGACCTGATCGCCGAGGACGGCTACGTCTACGACATCAAGACCACCGCCGAGGAGGCCACCCCCAAGGGCTTCGGCCGTCAGCTCATCTGGTCGGACGACTTCAAACTTCAGGCCGCTTGGTACCTGCTCCTCTGCAAACTCAACTTCGGCGTCCGTCCCAAGGGCTTCCGTTTCCTGGTCGTCGAGAAGGAGGCGCCGTTCCTGACCGCCGTCTTCGAACTGCATCCCGACCTCATCGCGGAAGGCGAGACCCTCATGATGTCGGCCATCAAGGCCTACGAGGTCTGCAAGTCCTTCAACGAGTGGCCCGCGTATCCGACGGAAGTAATCACGATTGCCCGCCCGCAGTCGACCGCCGCCATCGCCCCCATCAACTTCGCCTAACCCGATGCCCTACACCCAACACATCCACGCCCGCAAGGTTCGCGAGCAGACTTACGTCGACGTCGCCTACCTGCTCAAGAACGGCGTGAAGCCCCGCAAGGTCCGCAAGTCCCTGGGCATCTCCGGCCGTCAGTTCCGCAAGGCCAAGCGCACCATCTCCTAACCCACAACCCACATGGAAAACCAAAACGACCGCCCGCCCCTCACCACCATCGACAAGACCGGCAAGTATGTCCTGAAGCTGTCCCTCCCCAAGGAGGACAAGGTCAAGGTCTACGACGACGGCGTCTCCGCCCGCCTGTTCTTCAAGACGGCCGAGGGGCTCTGCTTCTCCAAGTCCTACGGCACGAAGTACGGCAAGAGCCTCGCCATGCTCGTCGGCAAGATCAGCGGGAAGTTCGTCAGCGAACCGAAGGCCGACCTCTCCGTGCCGGCGTTCCTGGACTACCTCCGCCCCGCCACCAACGTCTATTTCGAGGTCGAGGTGGAAGTGACGCCCGACGGCGAGTGGCAGGGCAAGCCGCAGTTCAAGTACAAGCTGAACTTTCCCAAGGGCAAAGGCGTAGCCGCTTCGACCATCCCTACCCCGACCGACTGGTAAAGCCATGCGACCGAACCTCAAGGCCCCGCAGACCATCGTCCTGCTCTCCGGCTACGCCCGCAGCGGGAAGGACACCTTCGCGGAAGGGATGAACCGCTATAGCAACGCCATCAGGCGCATCGCCTTCGCCGACGCCCTGAAGGATGCGGCCAACGAGTTCTCCCGAAACCTCGGGCTATCGGTCAACTTCCACGAGGAGACCTTCAAGGCCCGGAACCGCGAGACGCTCGTCGCCATGGGTCGGTTCGCCCGCTCAATCCATAAGGACGTCTTCATCTACAACCTCACTGAAGTCGCCAAGCGGGAGCGTGGCCACGTGGTCGTCACCGACACCCGCTACATCAACGAGGTGGTCGTGACCAAGCAGCTGATGGGCGAAATCCGAGGCTGGCGGACCATCCACCTGCACATCGAGACCGAAGGCCTAGGCCCGGCCAACGACGAGGAGGCCACTAGCATCCGCGAAATGCTCGAGGGCGTCATCCCAGACCAGACCTACGTATTCAAGCCGAACAGCGCCGTGACGATCCGCGAGGTCGCCGCATCGGTCGCCAAGCACCTGCAACTGTGAGCAAGAAGCCCACCAAGCAGGAACGCATCGAGGAGCTGGAGAAGCAGCTCGAGCAGGTCAACGCCCTCAACCTCCAACTATCCCAAGTCCTCAAGATGACCGAGGAAGGCCAATGGGTTGTCATCTCCATGGTCGACCTCAACCGCTACCGCAACGGCATCGACGTCCTCATCAAGGCCGGGAACGCCCTCGACGAACACCTGGGCGAGTTCGACCCGACCGAGGATGGCTTCGCGGTCCGCCAAGTCTGGAAGCAGGCCAAGGAGTCCGACAAGTTCTGACGATGAGACATCACCGAATGGATGACATCCGTACCGATGTGACCTTGAGCAACATCGTTTGCGCTAACGGCGTTGAGATGCCAAGCCCGGGAAGCACCATCATCTTCACAGGCAGGGAGCAATGTGGCATTGAGTTCGATGCCGACCATCGAGGCTATGCCATCATTCACACGGCCCGACCGATGACTCGACCATCCGAGCCCAAAGAGATGATTGTCACAACGGTAGCACCGACCAACCTCCTTGGCTGGAAAGGCATCGAGATAACCGCCAAGTATACGCTCCCGACAAAGGGGTTCTCAATCTAATGCCTTCCCCCACCGACGACGAGCTGGCCGAGATGTCGAGAGCATGGGGGGTTTCAATCGAGCGCCTCCGCTTCCTCGCCACCTGCCCGCACTACGACTCCAAGCCGCACATACGGGTCGACGACTTCAAGGACCCGACCGAGAAGCACATCGCCCGAGCCATCCGTGAGGCCATCCGCGGATCGTGGACGCCCGAGGACGCCGCCAAGATTGGCAAGGTCAGCCTCAAGGTCATACAGGCCTTCGTCTGCCGTCACGGCATCATTTGGCCGCCCGGTTGTCGGCGCCGTCTGGAGTGGGGACGCGGTACCACGCACACGCACCGCCTGAACGAGGAACACGCGAACCTGCTGGCGAAGGGGCGCATCACGATGGCTGAGGCCGCCGTCAAGGGCATCGCCGAAGGGCTGACCGCCAAGGAGACCGCCGACAAGTACGGCTTCAGCGCTCCAGGGATGTATAACGCGGCCGTCCGCCAAGGGCTCAAGTTCATCGCTTACCGCGAGAAGTTCGGCGTGCCTAGGGGTTTGCCAAACGTCCAGAAGGCTTAACCACATTAAGCAAATACAATGAAACGTAAACCGACCAAGCAACAAGACGATGTAGCCCGTGGACTGCGACCACCCGGCGACGCCCAATGCGATTGCCAATCGAGGCAGGAAGTCGTCCGCCTCCGCTACGAACGCATCCACGATCTTAACCAGATTGGCGGGCTACAGCAGGAGAACCGCCTGCTGACCCAACTGCTCGACGAGCTGGACGAGGCCATCTACTTCTTCGACTGCAACGCGGACACCTCCAAGTGCGACCGACGCATCGACTCCATCGTCAACCGCTACCGCAAGCACAAGAAATCTGAACGATGATTTGCGTATACATCACAGCCATCATTTGCCTAACCATCGTCCTGACTCACCGAAAATGAGCCGCCTAACCAAGTTCATCTTCGCCTCCGACAGCCACGGCGACATGGCCGACCCGGAAAGCCTGTCCGCCCTCTACGAGTTCACGAAGGACTTCAAGCCCGACCTCAAGATAGCCGGCGGCGATCACTACGACTTCCGTTCGCTTCGCAAGGGCGTGGGCTCCGACAAGGAAGGCGCCGAGTCCCTGCAGCTCGACATTGAGGCCGGCGAGCAGTTCTTCGCCAAGTGGAAGCCTACAGTCTACCTCTGGGGCAACCACGAACACCGCCTCGACACGATGCAGGGCCACGGGCAGGCCATCGTCCGCGACTACTGCACCGACCTCAAGGCCCGCATAAACCGCGTCGCCCGCCAGAACGGGGCGAAGGTCATCCTGCCTTACCACGCCGATAAGGGCGTTTACCGCCTCGGTCCGGTAGCGATGGTCCACGGCTACGCCCACGGCGCCAACGCAACGGTAGTCCAGGGGCTTCACTACGCTCCCTTCGGCGGTGCCCTCATCCACGGCCACACCCACAACCTCGCCAGCATCGCCCTGACCAAGCATGGAGGCGGGAACGCCTTCTCCGCTGGTTGCCTCTGCCGAAAGGACGAGATGGACTACGCGTCCCACCGCCTCGCCACCTCCCGCTGGGGCTCGGGCTTCGTCGCCGGGTTCGTGACCAAGGGCGGCGACTACAAGGCATGGCTCGTCCACAAGATGGGCGGCGTCTGGATCTGGCAGACCGAACTCAAGACCTTTACCCCATGAAGCGCAAACTCGACCCGTTGCTCGCCGTGGTCATGGCGGCAATCCACCGCAAGCCCGAGGCCGTCCCTCCTGGCTACCATACCATCGACCAATGGGCCAAGCGCTGGGACGTCTCCCGCACGATGGCGACAAAGTATATCCACAAGGCCGTCGACATCGGGCTCATGGAAAAGAAGTCGTTCCTCGTCACCTGCCGGAAGGACGCCCGCCCCTACCCGACCGCCCACTACTGCGAAAAGGCTCGACCAAAGAAACGTTAAGCACCTTAGTCCCCAAACCTCCAAGCCATGGAACAACCACCACCTTCCGCCCTAGACGCGGAACGGCATATCCTTGCCGTCTCCATCGCCCAAGGGCTCCCGCTGCCCGACGGCCTCATCCCATCCGACTTCTTCGAGCCGACCAATCAGGACATCGCTTCCGCGATCGTCGGCCTGACCGAGGAAGGCACGACCCCTGACGAGCTGACGGTCACGCAGCGTCTCCGCGAACTCGGTTCCCCTGTCGAGGCCTTCACCGTCTCCGACCTGTCCACCACCGGGCAGTTCATCCAGCCGAACAAGGCGTGGAGCGATGCGGTGATTAAAGCCCTTAATCTCCGCAAACTTGCGGAGTACGCCAAGGCCGTCCTGAGCGTCACCCAAGAGGTCGGGGCTGACCCAGACGCCATCCTGCTCGCCCAAGAGCAACTTGCCCAAAGCATCGCACGGCGCAAGGGGCAGCCGACGAAGGAGACCTCACAGGCCTTCGACTTCCGTACGATGGTCGCCAGCGATAAAGAACAGGACCCATCCTGCGTCCTCGGCAATCGTTTCCTCTGCCGTGGCGGTTCCTGCCTGCTCGTCTCGCAGACCGGGGCGGGCAAGTCCGCCCTCGTCACCCACGCCGCCCTGTCCCTCGCCCTTGCTCCTGGGCATGACTTCTTCGGCATCAAGTCCCGCAAGGGTCCGCTGACCTCGGTCATTATCCAATCGGAAAACGACGAAATGGATGTCGCGGAGAGCATCCAAGGCACACTCGACGGCATGGGCATCGCCAGAGGCTCGCAGATCATCGACCAACTGGCTGACCGCGTCTTCTACTACCGCGAGGCCGTGCGGACAGGCGAGGCCTTCGGGCTGCTCCTCCGCGAGCTCGTGACCCGCCATAAGGCCGACCTAGTCTGGGTCGACCCCATCCTCGGGTTCGCCGGCGTCGACCTATCCGATCAGGAGGCCGCGTCTCACTTCCTGCGCCACATCATCCAGCCCGTCCTCCAAGACACCGGGGTGGTCCTATTCTCCGTCCACCACACGACCAAGCCCGCTAAGGATAAGTCGAACTCCCTCGCCGACCTCGCCTACGCTGGCTCTGGCTCAGCCGAACTCGCCAATTGGCACCGGGCCGTCATGGTCCTGACCAAAGACCCGACCGCCGAGGGAGCCGATGAGCAGCCGTTCTACACCCTACGCATCCCCAAGCGCGGTGGCCGTGCCGGCCTCAAGGACGAACAAGGCAACTACACCTCCGCCATCCCCCTCCGCCACGCCCGGGAGCAGGGACGCATCGCTTGGGAACGTAGAACAGCGACCCTAGCCGTCCCACAGGATAGCGTTTCCAGCCCCGCCAAGGGGTCGCCAAGGCGTTTTGCGGTGTAGGTTGGTATCCTACCAGCCATCCCACCCCTATACACCCCTCGGCACCCCGCCCTCCATGGCACTTAAAGTCTTACTTAAAATCTGTCTCTATCCCTTCGGGAGAGAGTTAGGGTCTCCCATGAAGTCGCCTTACGGCTCCTCGGTCGACCCTTCTGGCGAGAATAACAGAGTCCACCGAGATGCCTAGGCTTACCCGCAAGTCAGCCTGTCCACCTAAGGTCCTAGCCCGCCTCGCGTTGACTAGGCGCCGTCAGAAGGCTTGGAGGGAAAGACCCGACCACATGGAAGGCATCCGCCAACGTGCCATCGCCAAGGCCCGGACAAAGAAACAGCAGGACACCGAACTGCTCAAGGGGTACATCGCGGAACTGCCCAGCCAGATGACCAGGAGGGAAGTCCTCGACCTGATCGCCACGGACTACTGCAAGGCTCGTAAGGTCTCCGAACAGGCCTTCTGGCAACAGGTACGCAACCACCGGCTGCTAACCTATGACGGCATCTCTGGGCTCTGGGTAAACCCCATCAAGGAAACGAAAGCATAATTTCCTTACGCTCGTTTAAAGTCTTCAGCACGATGCCTGTGTGTTGAAGAAACCCAAGGCGCGCAAGCCGATGCCAAAGCCCTCTCGGCCTATGCCGTCGAAGGTCGATAAAGAGCGTCAGCGCCGCTTCAACGCGTATCTCAAGCTCTGGCAGAAGATGCAGGACAGGGAGGGAGAGACATCATGCCAGGGCTGAACGGTTTCGACAGGGCCGCGTCCCGCGAGGACTTCGCCCACGCCAAGCGGTTCGACAAGTGGTTCTACTCCCTGCCCGCCATCCAGCAGGACAAGCTGCGCGAGGAGGGCGTCGTTCCGTACAAGGAAGCCCGCTCGCCTGACCACGTCTTCCCGGTGTACGAGCGTGCCAGCATCTGGTTGTACGATCCGCGAGAAGACGAGACGCGCACCGAGACCGAGTCGTTCATCTCCCGCGAGACGGTTGGCCGCATCGTCCACGATGTCGTCGACCTGATGGGATACACCAGCGACCCGACCACCCTGCGCCACTGGGAACTGATGCGTGCCGTTCTCCGCGTACCGGGCCACCTCAACGGTCCGCAGCTCGCCAAGCTCTTCGGCATATCGAAGCAAGGCATCAGCATGAAGGCAAAGCAGATGCTGGCCCGCGTGGACAGGCGGCTTGCCATCGCCCGGGGATTAGCCCCTGACCCCATCGTATGCCCCCCTAGCCCCGGTAAGGAGTCTCCTCGACCCCCCTCCCCACGTCGCGTGGCGGGACACC